CTGCCCGTTTTCCGACTTTTGGGTCTTCAACCATTGCAATATAGTTATCACGAGTACCATCCACTTCATCCGAAAATATAATTCCTGTGACTACGTTGGAATCTCCACCGTAACCGATATATATGGATTCACCGGTGGTTTTATCTCTTAACATAAGAGTATCCGGATTTTCCAACAACACGTCTTTAAGTTTAATCTTGGACATATAGTAAAATTCAAATCGATATACACTATAATTAGTGGCGAACCCATAAAAGGAATCAAATGATTTTACGCCCTGCCGGAACCCTTTCTAATCCAAAATATACAAAACAACACATATCGGCGGTTTATCATCCAAATCACATAAAATCGGTCAACTCCATTCTAAATTTATTACCAGACTCCAGAATTCATTATAATCGACAGGTTGCTCGGTGGAATCATTATAAAAGAACTTGGAATTAAATTCTAAAGCGGTCACACTCTCCACAATAAACGATATATGTCCACTCCACCAGTAAAAGTAACTCTAAAAAATTTTCCAGAAGATATTACATCAGTGCCGTATATAGGTCATGTAGAATCACCAGAACGATTAGAACAATCGGTAGCTAATACCATTAATAAATTACTCTCAGATGAGTATAGAGTTGCTTCGTCCAGTTATAACCCAGTAATCAGAACTGTAGATATAACACTAACAAAGAACTTACCTGTTAATCATATCAATATCTCCCTTACGATTTCCAAAGAAGGAGTGGTTGGACAGTAGGATATTACCTCTTAAAATCTGTTCAAAGTATAAGAAGATATGGGGACAAAGAACGCCCAGAGAAAAAATTGCTCCCCGTTATTTTTTGAAAACCTGTCCCCAGAGAGAAAAAACTGGGTATAGAAACGGCTTAAAGTGGAGCCATAAGATAGGTGAAAAGCCGTATTTAGGACAAAGAACGACCAGGAAAATCATGTGTGGGTATTTGGACGACGGAAAAAACAGCTAAAACGGACAAGAGAACGCCCAAAGAAAAAAATGCCGTGTGTGTTGCGCCACTGTCCGCGTCACCCCGGTGGGGGGTACCGTCATATTCAGAAGTAAGCCCCCTTTTTGACGGGGGTTCCACCCCCAGTATGGGGGGGAAGCCGTCATTTTTGACAGTTACCTGGGGTAGGTAGGGGGGGGTTTGACTGGGGTTGTGGGTCTTTTCTATAACCGTTCTTGTCTGTTTCCCAGTTTAATTCTTAGGGACCGGAATGGATACCTCGAAGTCGATTCCGTCGAAGACGAGATCACCGTATTCATCTTCCCTTACGCCGGGCTTGCCAACTCCGACCACGGCACTACTTGGGCTGAGTTGGTTGATGACGTGGTGTTTGACAATTGCGATGACGTCTTCTGCGGATATGGTAATCTTTGAGTTCATTGTGGGGATAGTTTATCTGGTTTTTATAGAATGTCAATCCTTTTACAACCATTCGCTCCGGCGGCGGTCATCAATCCGTTCAAGTCTCCATGTATCTTGGGTGATATAATGAATTCCACTGGTATCACGGAAATCGTAGTCATCTACGTCTCTTTGGTTGTATTTCTTCCATTCCTTGCAGACTTGGGTGTAACTGTATGGTCCTTGATAACCGCAATCTTCGTAACCATAGTCACTTACGATGTAAAACTCACCGTTGATGTTAATGCCTTTGGAAGCGAGCCGGTTCTTCAGTTCGCGACGTTTCATCCAGGCTAACCGGCGTTCTCGTGCAGTCATGGGGATAGATTACCGCTTATTTATAGAAAGTCAACGAATTATTTGGAGTCATGGAATTTATCCTTTAACTCGTTGATACGGAAGTAGATAGCCCGCAAATTGTTTCGGGCAGCCGTCAACTTGATGTAGGCTTCACGGTCAACCACGTTTATCTCATCGGCCAGTCGTTGAAAGTTAAGCCGAAGCGGATGATTGACCAAAGATGGATGACTGTTACAGACACAACTACATGAACTGTTCACCGTGGCCTTACAAAAAGTGTCACGCTGACGTTCCCAATCCTTAGAAGCACGAGAATACTGTGCATACAACTCGTTGTAAGTTGGTGGACGGAAAGGGCTTGCATTAGGAAATTCCTTCAGAACCAACTTTTCTATCTTCAGTGAAGAACGGAGTTTCATTGTGCGGACAGTATGGGTTTAATTTTAACAAAAGTCAAGCCCTCTTCATGTTTCCACAAAGAGGGCCTAACTTACGTGATTTAAAGAAGTTACACCTTAGATTTAATCTCAGCAGCCTTCTCCTTTGCAGCTGTTACTGCTGCTTCTACCATGTTCTTGTTACGTCGAGCAACCAATACACCAGCGATTGCACCAACTACTACACCTGCGATGAATGTTACCATAATATATCCTTTTCTTTGACTTTAGAACCGTGATTGGTTCTTTTTAATAAATAGAGGTTGACTTTTGATAAAATAGGGGTATTATGGTTCCACAATATGAAACAAGTTATCACTGACCTTACAATCCCCTCGAAGCCCACGCCGCCTAAATTGAAACCAATTACGCTTGATTCGTGTCTCCAAGATTCGGTTTACAAACGAGAGTTTTCTAAAGGCGACTTCACATCCTATCTCAAATATGCATCGAAAGTTACTCGATTGACCACTATTACCACCACCCAATACTCTTCTTTTCGTGATTATGAACGTGATCTCATCGAGGTCGACGGTTGTATTTTCATCGGTCAGTGGAACGATGGTGTAGTGGAGTGAATTTGGTTGACTTTGATTAAAATAAGTCTAAACTGTCCTCACAAATGAAAAAGAACCATGACCTCAAGGTTGGTGACGTTGTTTACACTTACCACAACTCTTCCTGGGGTCTTCATCCCATGAAGGTGACGGGTCTGACCGAGGACGGTGTTCGGTGCAAGCATCCCGAATTTAAAGGTGAGGGGTGGTTTTTTTACGAAGAGATCCGATGGGCAACAGCTGAACGGAAGAAAGATCTGGCAGAGTTGGTTGCTGCTCAAAAGCTGGTCAACCGGCTCGAAAAATCCTTGTTTAAGGATGCTCTTCAGTGATTGACATTAACTGTGCGGTCGGTTATATTATCTTCACAATGAACAACGTCACTAATTACGCTTCCTTTGCTGAATGGCATAACCTCAACCACGGTTCCGTTTACCTGACACCTTCCTTTGATGCGGTTGTGAGTGACATGAAGTTTCTCGGGAGACAGTTCGATGGTGAGACGGACCGGTTCTTTTACTTCACCGGACAGTTTCACCCCACACCCAATGTCCGTGTGGAGTTGACTTGGAAGGAAGTGGCGATGCGTTACGACGGTATGTATTCGGATTTCTCTCGTTATGGAACGAATTGATCGTTGACTTTTTATCGAAACAGAGTAAAGTAAATTTTATGGGTTACTGCACACGTTATTCTCTTAAATGGAATTGTAAGAATTCCAAAACAACAACTTGGGACGACATTTCGGATGAAATCCGTCTCAGGCAAGAAGCCGTCACTGACTTCTTTTATGCTGTGGACGACTGTGGGCGGACCACAGAGTCGTGTAAATGGTATGAACACGAGAAGGAAGTTTCGGAGTTCTCCAAGATTTATCCCGACGTGGTTTTTGAACTTTCCGGCGAGGGCGAGGAATCTGGGGATATTTGGAAAAAATACTTCAAGAACGGAAAGATGCAAGTCTGTCCAGTCAAAATGACTTTCGATCCATACGACGAATCGCAGTTGAAAACGGTTATCTAAAAAGAAAGGGTAAGGGTAAATCTATCGGATACACACATTATTGGGATCACAAGGGTTTCACGGATGAACAGTGGAAGAAGATCACCACTTTTACACGGAATTTGATTCATAACACCAATTCCCATCTCATTGTGAATGGTCATGGAGATGTCGGATCGGAACCAACTATTACCGACACTAAGATCGTATTTAATGGTGAGGGTGATGAATCGTGTGAGACGTTTCATTTGACAAAAGATCCCCAAGACTTTGAGTTTTGCAAGACCCGTCAACTTCCTTATGATGAAACTGTCGTTGACGTGATGCGGGAAGCCATGTTAATCAATCCCACGTTTAATCCTAGGTCTGATGGTGGATGGGCGGTGTTTGGAACTAAGGATTGATTTTCTATAAAAAACCCTCTACACTGGTTGAACGTATGAGACGTCATATGGATAAGTTTTTGTGTTCCTTCAAGTGTCCCTTCTGTGGGGATAGAGTGGAAGTGGCCGCCGAGAAACATGAAGATTCTTGGTCAACCGTCCGTGGTCATTGCGACTCCAATACCGACAAGGTTTGTGGAATGGAATTCAACTTCGGAACTTACGGAAAAGGTTTCACTCTACAGGAAATGAAAGAATCGGTCATGGAAGTGGTCGGTATCAAGTTCATCAACTAAAACTATGGGTCTGATGAAGGGAATTTTTAAATTAACCGCTTGACTTATTCTAAAATCGGTCTATGATAATCCCACAATGAATCAACCGATATACCACGAAACATCCTCGGCGACCTACTTCGACAACGGTGATGGTAGTTTGACCGTCAGACATAAACGGAAGGTCAATATTTCTCAAACCCTCGCGATGTTCAAGAATGACGAACAAGGTCGTGTAGCTTATCGTCGTTTTCGTAAAGCTCTCTCGAATAACGGTTGTCGTGTCTATACCATGTATCGTTGTCCGAATGACGGTCGGACTTACGACCAAATCGCTGGTCACACTCGCTGTTCTTCTCGTCACGGTCACGTTCCAAAGAAGTTCGCTAAGGTTCTGTCGGTTCTCCGTTCCAATTATCCTCGATGATTCCAACGACTAAACAAAAGTGGGTGATTGACCGTCTAAAGAGACAAGGTTGGAAAACCAACGCCCACTTTATGTCCTACTCTACTGAACAGTGTTTGCTTTGGTTTCCAAAAAATCAATACGATAGTTCATTCGATTGGGATGGTTGTCCGTTCTTTTATATGGATAACCGGAAGGGATTGTGGTTACATTTCCGCCCACGTCAAAATCCCGCCCTTCATTTGGATTATCACATTCCTTGGTTGACGGTAAAGAATTGGGATAGTTTGATTAAACCTTTCCTCAAGACGTGTGAGACGTTGAACAAGAACGGAGATTTGTTGAACTTCAACACATTTTCAGAAAAACACGGTAAGTATGGTTCTGATGTTGGTGTAAGCGGTTTGCATCTTGTTAGTTGAGTCGGTTTTAAGATCCTCGGAAAGATTTTCGGTCAAATGACATTGTTTGATTGACGGATGATAAAAATGTAGTATCATCTTCACAGTTGAACAACACTTAAAGAGAAAGAAGAAGCATATCGGCTACCTGCATATCGACAACCTCTATCGTCCCGAAGCACAGACGATTCTTGCCTTCAAAGAACTCTACGCGCTGGAGAAGATTCACGGAACTTCCACCCATATCCGGTTCCGTCCTTCGGATAATTCCATCAGTTACTTCTCGGGTGGAACGAAACACGCTTCTTTCGTCGCTCTTTTCAACGAGGATGATTTAATTGCTCGATTCAAGACCCTTTCTCTTCCCGTTGACAAGGACATCACCGTCTTTGGTGAAGGTTATGGCGGCAAGGAACAGGGAATGTCTGCCACCTACGGAAAAGAATTAAAATTCGTGGCATTTGATGTTAAGATAGGCGACTCGTGGTTAGACGTGCCTTCGGCTGAAAAGGTGGTTCTTAGCCTCGGGTTGGAATTTGTATATTACAAGAAGGTGTCCACTCTTAACGTCGTGGAAAAGGACGGCATCAAACATTTCGTGGAGTTGGATGCTGAACGTGATGCACCAAGCACTCAAGGTAAGCGAAATGGTGTTTTGGAAGACAAGCACCGCGAAGGTGTGGTTCTCCGCCCTCCGTTTGAAGTCACGTTGAATAACGGTAAGCGGTTGATTGTCAAACACAAACGAGACGAGTTCCGTGAGACTGCTTCGCCTCGGAACATCTTGGTTGATCCTGCTCAGTTGGCGGTTCTTTCCAAGGCGGATGAGGTTGCAAATGAATGGGTTACAAACGAACGTCTCCGGCACGTCTTGGATAAGATGCCTGGACACTCCATGGCGACGATACCCCAGTTGATTAAGAACATGACCGAGGACGTGCTCCGTGAAGGTGAGGGGGAAGTCGTTGATTCCAAGGAAGTTCGGAAGGCGATTGGTTCCAAGGCTGTGACACTTTACAAGGGAATGTTGACGGCGAACATCGGGAAGGCTTGACTTTCTATAAAATAGGTCTAAACTGTCCTCTATGAAGAAACTGTTTTGCATCTGTCTTGTCACATTGGCTGTCGGATGTTCTCCCGATAAACCTATCCACGGCACCGTTATCGGTAAATACGAGGAAACTGTCCACGCTGGCCGGCTGTGGACCAATCTTAGTTCATTCATAACCGTGGTGGAGACAAACCACTATAAAGTCAGTTCAAGACAATATATAAATACCCAGACGGGCACAGTTGTCTATATCGAACGACGGTAAGATTTGGTGTTGACTTCTTTTAATTTTCGGTTCATACTGTCCACACAATGAAATACGAAATCGAAGTTCTGATTCCTCAGAAGGGTGATAGTTCCGACAGCATCTTGATGAATCTCAATCTTGAGATGACCCGTTCTCAAGTTCTGGAACTCATGTTCGGGTGGTTTAACCACGGAAGCGGGTCAGAATGTCAGATCTTCCTTGACCGTAAGTGCAGGTCTTTGTCGGTCAACGACTTCGTTCGGTTGAATGACGAGTGGTTTCAATGTCGTTCAATGGGGTGGGATAAGGTTGACGATTCACTTGTGAAGAATCAGATCGAGCAGGCAAAGGCTCTGTGCGGTCAGGGGAACGGCCGGGTTTCGATGTGGTCCGCTCTCTACACGTTGAATCATGGAGACTAGAAGTTTGAGGGTAGTTTTAAGGATTGAGGCTTGACTTTCTATAAAACACGTTCATACTGTTTTCACGATGAAAACTTCCACCGTAAAAGTTGATAACAAAGGAAACAAGTATTGGTATCTCAACGGCAAACAGCACCGTGAAGATGGACCTGCAGTTGAATATGCCAACGGAAGCAAGGAATGGTGGATCAACGACAAACGTCACCGTGAAGATGGACCTGCGGTTGAATATACCGACGGATACAAGAGTTGGTATCTCAACGGCAAACAGCACCGTGAAGATGGACCTGCGGTTGAATCTGACAACGGAAGCAAGGAATGGTGGATCAACGACAAACGTCACCGTGAAGATGGACCTGCGGTTGAATATACCGACGGAAACAAGTATTGGTATCTCAACGGCAAACTTGTGACTGAACAGGATGTGCTTAATTCTTCACAAACTATTGAGATTGATGGAGTTAAGTATTCACTTGCACAAATCAAGGCCGCGTTGAAGAAAGTGGCTTGACTTTTTATAAAAACCCTCTATACTGATCGCACAATGAAGACCGACCTTCTCAAGCTGATAGAAACCTCGGAACTGAGTTCGGCCGTCCAATTCCTTCAACGACAACACGATATAGAGCCCTATAACTACGATCTTTGTGTTAGGAGTTCACGGTTTTACTTTGATGTGGTTCTTGCTAAACCAGCATCCCATTCTTTTTGGTCGTTACGAGTGTCCAATATAGAGGTGTTTAGGGGAAAATCTCGACAGAGCTGTATTGATTTCTTAAAAGACTCTCTTGACTCTCGATAAAAATAGTATAAACTATTTAAACGTGTGAAGGAAATTCTTATACTTTTGAAGAAGAAGGATTGACTTTCTGTAATAACCAGATAAACTATTTCCACAATGAAAATCAAGTTCAAACAAGACGTTGAATTGCAAATCGTGGTTGATTTCGATCAGGAGACTGACCAACCAGATTACGAAACCGTTACCTTCCTCCAAGACGATGAAACTGACATTGACATTTGCGACGCTTCAGAACCTCTTTTGGCCCGAGAGATTCAATTTGGAGATGGTTCGGTTGCTTTCGTCACCCCCGATTTTTGGTCTGTGGTGGAGATTCTGTAAATTTCTGACTTTTTTTGTATGAAAATCGAAAACCTGAACAAGGCTTTACAACTCGCGGAACAACTTAAACAAGTGGATAAGGCGATAACGCAACTTTCCATCCCACTAACACAGTTCACGACAAATTCTCCGAACTGGGGAATTTCATCGGAAACAGCGTTGTATCAACTCCATATGACACAGTATCAAGATGGGTCCGGATTCAAGGTGGATTTGACTGGATGTTGTGTCGGATTGGAAGTCCTCAAATATGCTGAACAGCTTCTGATTGCAAAACGGAGAGGCATTCAGTTGGAGATTAAATCCCTTTGAAATATGACCCCAGAAGACCAGCAACGTAAATTCGACACTCAACTCGTTCCTCTTACTGACCGGCAATCAAGGGGAATCGATCCGATTGTGAAGAACGCGGTCACTTGTAGAATCTGTGGAAGTCCGGCAGCACGTTACATTTACACGTTTGAATGTCAGACCAACTCCGGTCACGTTGCTGACCTTATGACGGGAATCTTTTCCGATTTGACTCCACCAGAGAGGGCTTGACTTTCTATAAAATGGGTTCATACTGTATCCACAATGAAGCTATTCACTAAAGAAATCAACGAGAAATTGTCGAAGTGTGGTTACGATCACAAACGTCCGGTCTTCAAGTTGTTCACCCCCTGGTCCAACTGCACGTGGTTGGTGACTGGTGAGGAAGATGGAATTTTGTATGGGTGGGGAGATTTGGGAATGCAGTGTGTTGAGTGGGGCGGTTTGTTCTCTCGTGAGGAAGTGGAATCTATTAAGGGTCCTTTCGGTTTGAAGATTGAACGGGATCTCCACTTTAAGGATGACGGTGTGACGGATTACGGTTCGCTGGAAACCCTTGCCGGAATTTAACTTATGAACGAAGATCCCGAATACAAAATCGCCTCACTCATCTACTTCAAGGATGACGTTCAGATGGAACGTGTTATGAAGTGGATCAAGGCTCTGGAAGAGAAGGGTGTTATCGACGGTCACGACACCCGTGAATACATCTCTAACTATGGAGATCCGTGTTGGTATATCCCTTGAAACTGCATGAACATCAACGAGATACGTTTGGAATTGCTCGATATGGCTGACGACCTTGATGGGTGCGTCATTGACAATGGTCCGATGGGTGAATATCAACCGCATGCGGACAAAGCCCGGAGGCTCCGTAGCCTTGCCCGTGAATTAAAGGAAGTCACTGGAAATTCGGGTAATGAACGAAGAAAATGTGGTCCGCACGCGGATTTCCGTGACATTCCTTGGCCAACTCGGTGATAAGGGATTGACTTTTTATCGTTCTCGGTTTAATGTATTCAAACAATGAACGCGTGGAACCAGAAAGAGATGGATATGGACGATTCTGGTCTTTTGGAGTCGTGTGACTGTTGTAACCGATTGATCCATAATTGGAATTGGATGCACATGAGCTTTCTCGACTTCGATGGAAAAGTTCGGTGTATTTGGTGCAAATCAGAATTCGTCAAGGAATGTGTGATGAAGAAAGAATTTGATAAAATCGGTTCTTCAGAGATTGACATTTTGTAGAAGTCAACTACTATTTATTAGAGTTATGGGAAAATCATATAAAGAACGTCCTGACAAATTCAAGGGCCGTTACAACTCCAAGAAAAAGGGAAACCAAAAGAAGTCTTGGAAAGACGAAAAGCCTGAGGAAGATTTCAACCCGTCGGTTGAGAGTTGGGATCGATAAGGCTTGACTGACGAATTTATTTATTATACACTTTTGACCATGAAAGTCACCAAAGCGTATAAGTCGGTCAGAAAGACGTGGGGTGAGTTAAACCCAGTCTCCCGTGTCGTCCAATCCAAGAAGGGTTATCGTCGTCACGAGAAGTTCAAGAACGTGAACCGTGAGGAATAACACTATGGATAACACAAAAACCAAAGACACTCAGAGATACGAACTTGCTGCCACATTTCTCCTCAGCAAGCTCCCTTATTGGAAACGTGAAGCGGTGAAAGAAGACCGTGCTTCCGGCAACTTCGATAGTCGTGTGATGGAAGAGTTCGCCAAGAGTGTGGTTGAACTTGCCGAGAGTGACAAGGAAATCTTTGTCACCACGGAATAAGATTTCCAAAATAAAATAAATCGTTTCGGCAGACCGTCCTACTAATTATCGGACAGAATTGGTTCGCTTCGCTCACGAACGAAACAATCGCTTCGCTCAGAAGCGCCTTCCGCTGGACGGGAAATAGTTAGAAATAGGATCGGTGCTGTACAGAAAATTGTTGACATTCTTTTAATTCCAGATAAACTCCCAGAACATTATGAAATGGTTTCAATACACGCAGAATAACTCAGGTGGTTCCTTTGTAAACGACGCAAATGTATCCAACTACGTTCTTATTCAGGCACCCAACAACACTTTAGCAGACAGCATCGCTGAGGCCATTGTGGGAATCTACTTTAACGGTGTAGAGGATGGACGGGATTGTGATTGCTGCGGCGACCGGTGGAGTGCAGCGTGGTCGCAAGGGTATTCTGAACCGCTTGTGTATGGCAAGCCGCCTGCTAACTACGGTGATGAATGTGTCCGAATCTATCCTTTTGGTTCATTCAATCCGGTCAGCATCAAGGATTTGGAGAATCTTCCGAAACCGATGGTGATTGAACCAAGTTGATAAATTTCCAAGAAGTTTCTTAATTGGTGTCACTATGTATTGGCATGAAATCATGCAAAACGTGTGGCGTAGAAAAGCCTTTTACGGAATTTGGGGTAAATAAAACCTACAAGGATGGTCACAGTGGAAGGTGTAAATCGTGTTCAAAGATTTACTTAAAGGATTATTATTCGAGGAATAAAGATGACTTAAACGCTAAAGGTAGAACTAGATACGCCCAAAATAAACAACCATATCTCGACAGAGCAAAAAAACAACGAGAATCTGACCCGATTAGGACAAAAGAATACCTTAAACAGTGGAGACGGGATAACCGAGACTACCTTAATCAGCAGATGGTTAATAGGTTGCACATAGACCCGGAGTTTAAGTTAAAACACACGTTACGCCGTCAGTTAAGGAAACATTTGATGGGAGAAAAAGATAATACATCCACTTTTAGTAAATACCTTGGATGTTCAATTGAGTTTTTAAGAGGATATTTCGAGTCTCAGTTTCGTGATGGAATGACGTGGGATAATCATGGAAAGGTGTGGCACATAGACCATATTTTGCCTTGTAGATCCTTTAATTTGACGAAGGAAGAAGATCGACATAAATGTTTCCATTACAGTAACTTACAACCACTTTTAGTTATGGAAAATTTATCAAAACTAGACCTACTTCCCGATGGTTCGTATGCCAGACACAAAAAAGACGCCGGTGAGAACGAATTTTTTTGACATTTTGTAAAAATCACGTAATATCTTCGTATGGTTACTGATTTAACAGTTATCGACGAGACTCAATTTGACGTTGTTCCACATCTTCTTTGTGGGGAAACCGTTTATCTCGTGACTCCAAAAAGAATGGGGGTAAATTGGAATCAATCAAATAAAATTTTTCGTTCGAGTGTGTGGAATTCTAGTGGAGAACTCATAAGCGCTTCGTTTTTTAAATTTGTAAACTGGGGAGAGAAGCCTGAGGTTTTCCCTGTGCCACATTCCCTTCACGGTGCGACGATTGTTGAGAAGTTGGATGGTTCTCTTTTGATTGTTTCCAAGTATAAGGGCGAGTTCATCATTCGGACTCGTGGCACGGTTGACGCAACCAAGCTCGATAACGGTCACGAGATTGAACTGTTTAAGTCGAAGCATTCTTTGGTCTTGAATCATGATATGTCCGAGACTTGGGATCACTCGGTTCTTTTTGAGTGGACCACTCCAACCAATCGGATTGTTATTGACTACGGGACTGAACCAGAGTGGAAGTTGATTGGTTTGATTTACCACGACGATTATTCTCTCGCTGGGCAAGACACTTTGGATTTTGTTGCGAACAAGCTGAACCTTCGTCGACCGGAGACTTTCACTTTCCGTTCAACTGAGGAACTTATCTCTTCCGTTGAACAGTGGAAGGGCAAGGAAGGTGTTTGTGTCTATTCCAAGGCTGGGCAGGAAATCCACAAGGTTAAGGGGTTTGAATATCTCAAGCTTCACTACTTCAAGTCTAACGCAACTTTTGAAAACACGGTTGACCTTTTCTTTGAATTCGGTATGCCTACCTATCAAGAATTTCAAACCAAATTGGTAGAACATTTCGATTGGGAATGTGCGAATATGGTTCTCGGATTTACCTCCACGATCTGTGACGGATTTAAGGAAGTGAACAAGATAGTTTCTTCTATGAAGGAATACGTCGAACCTCTAAAGACTGTATCCCGCAAGGAAGCTGCTCAAAAGATTCTCGGTTCATTTGCAAATACCAATCGTGGGTCGTACTGTTTCCAACTGCTCGATGGTAAGATTCTTGATAAGGATTGTTTGAAGAAGCTTTTGTATCAGGTTACCAAAAAGTGATTACGACACTATTTGTCACAAAATTTGATTGAATCATAATCCAACTCATATTTATGAGTATGGATGATCTACTTTACACACGAAAACGAAAACACAAAAGTCATAATCGAAAAGATTACACTGGCCAAAAGTTCGGAAAATTGACTTGTGTAGAATTCGTCGGATTATCAGGCTCACCTCGTTCACTGAAAAGCGTTTGGAAATTTAAGTGCGACTGTGGAAACATTATAGATAAAGTCATCTATGATATAAAGAATGGAAAAGTCAAATCATGTGGATGTTTAAATCGTGCTTGTGGGAAAGATTCTCCTCATTGGAAAGGATGTGGGGAAATCTCCGCTACATTTTTCAAAAGCGTAAAATTAGGCGCCGTAGAACGGTCTTTAGAGCTCAGTGTAACTATTGAACACATCTGGGATTTGTTTCTCAAACAAAACAGACGTTGTGCTTTAACCGGCATGGAAATATGGTTTTACGCAAAAGATGTAGGACAAACGGCTTCGTTGGATAGAATAGACAGCAATAAAGGATATGTGGAAGGAAACCTCCAATGGGTCCACAAGTCGATAAACGTGATGAAATGGGATCTCGACCAGTCTTTGTTTCTGGACTACGTTAAAAAAATCTATGAACATCGTCTTCTTTCGGTTAAGTAACGGCCGGGAATGGGCCAGGTTCGCTTAGGGTTTAACTCTAAGGTCTGAACCTGGTCCAAGGTCACGATTATGAATGCGGTCAATTCTATTCAAGAGGCTTGACTTTCTATAAAAACGGTCTAAACTGGTTTCACAATGAATAAAGAACAACTCATTCTCTTCATCGAGACTCAGATCCGTAAGTTACGTGAACTGGACCAAGTGGTTATGCCTGCCATTGCTGCTCGCAGGATCATCGAAGCCGAGGCTGCCTTGGAGCTCGCTCGGAAAATGTTGCTTCTCAAGTAAAACCTATGACCATCGCACAGGAAATCGCAAACTATCGGAAATCTCTCGAAGTCGAAAAGAATCGGCAATCCGAAAACGAGAGGATTAAACTGGCTGTCGAAACTCAGGCAGCCATAACCAAAGCCATCAGTTTCAATACTAGGCAGGAAATTATTTCTGCTGCATGTAAGGGAGAGAAGTCGTTCGTGATATGCACCACCGATAACGTGCCTTCCAAAGATGGTCGTTCTTTGTATTCTCTGTGTCCCGTCGGCCGGTCCGGGCGTGCGGGTGCCGGTGAGGTTTATCCGGGTAAGATTTACGACGCATATCCTGCATTTGCAATTATTCGTGACCATTACGAAAAAGAAGGGCTTAAGGTAGGAATCCAAACGAATTACAGTTCCGGCGGAGAATCTGACTGGGTTGAGTTGATTGTGGTTCTTTAATTAAGTTGACTTTTCATAAATCCGTTGTAACCTATATTCATCTATGACAAAAATTAGAATCTATCTTACTATCTCGGTGTTGATTGTTGCAGCAGTGGCCATAACATTCTTCGATTTCTTTTATTCTCCAATCACGGGAACTGTCACAACCAATGCATTAAATGGTGGTGTGGCTGAATATGGCATGGCACGATTCGTTCAAAACGGTCATTTCACAAAAATAATCCAACTCACAGCCATCGGGATACTGTCCTGTATTTGGGTTCCATTTATCATCCATGGCAAGTAATTTCGGTCAAAACAAAAAACAAAACATGAAGAAACTGTTCCTAAACTCAATCCTCACTCTCACACTAGCACTTGGTGCCGGTTGTCTCAAGCCAGTTAAGGTGCTTGACGTCAAGGTTATCGGACCCAACGAGACTGCTTGGGTGATCCCCCTTGATATTTCAACGAAGGATACACAGGCTAAGTTCAACAGCGTCGATTTTCTTAATGGCCGTAAGGTGGCTGCTAAACGTGTAATGATCGATAAGGTGGAACGTTCCATCGGTCGTTTCTGGTGGGAGATCGAGTGGATTCCTGCTGTTCGGGTGATTACCGTTGATCGTTCTCTTGTCACCCGTGAATGGACTGACAACACCGGCACCGGCACCGCTGCTGCAAAACAAGGAATCCCTGTCAACACCAAGGATAATATCGGGCTTACAATCGGTCTGACTATCACCGTCAGCATTGACGAAGAAGATGCTTCGACCTACCTTTATTATCACGGTGAGAAGTCTCTGGCTAGTGTGACCGATGAAAATATCCGTTCGTATGCCGTGGCCGAACTTAACAAGGCGGTATCCTCGATGGATTTGACTGACTTCCAACAACACCAATCGAGTATTTACAACACATTGTTCACCAACGCGGTTCATGTCTTCAAGGAAAAGGGTGTGAAGATTCAGTATCTCGGCAATGCCGAAGGTTGGCACTTTAGTAACCAGGCCATCCAAGACAGCATCAACAAATCGTTTATTGCCCAACAGGACAACAAGACGGCTGAGATGGAACAGATTGCCACGAAGACTCGTAACGCCACCCTTGTCTTGAATGCTCAGGCCCAAGTTGAGGCTGCTGAGAAGCTGCTCAAGGCAAAGGAGGCCTCGGAGTTGCAGAACCAACTGGCCATCCAAAAGATGACTGCCGAGACTGGCTTGAAGATGGCGGAAAAGTGGGACGGTAAGTTGCCATCCAACATTCTTCCGAGTAATTCACCACTCTTGATGAATCTGGGTGGACAGACTCAAAAGTAATTCACCGACCAACACCAACATCGACCCGCCCTTGAGGCGGGTTTTTTGTTGACTTCTTTTAATTTAATTGGTATTCTTTATTTGTGGTTGGATAGCATACAGTCAATGCGGCGGCTGGAGTAGGCCACTCTATGTTCGGCTCAGTGGGTTCGAGTCCCACACCAACCATAAATTTTAATTGGCGGATAGCTCAATGGCAGAGCCGAGTGTCTTGTGGGTTCGAGTCCCGCTCCGCCAACCATTATCAAATGACACGTAGAGAAAAAATTGAGAACCGTATTGAACGTCGTTCTCTTCGCGCAGCGAAGAAGGGACGGCGTAACGCAGACTCGTGGATGGAAAGGAAACATCCCGATAAGCGATGTAATGACTGTGGAGGGATGATGCCTTGGTGCACAATTTGCGAGTGTTACACACAATCTTGTTGTGTTGATTGGGGAACTTGTTTGTGTTCTTAATTTTATGAAAAATTATTTATTGAAAATGAGTCATTCCGGCGGCGACGCTGATATCGACTATGAAGGATTCATTATTCTCAACCAACCACAGCTTGATGCGTTCAACGATATTCTCTCTGTGATTTGTAAGGAACGTGAAGAGATTCATCTTCATGTAGATTGTGACGATTTACTTCCAAGCGTGTTCAGATCAAAAGATTCTTGGAGCAGAAAATTTGAAGACGTTTTTACTGTTTCTGATTTGTCGGAGTCAGAGTCTTCTGCCCTAATTGAACTATTTGGTTATAGTTATGGGATTACCGCCGCATTCACCTACGTCTGGGATTCCGATGAGTTTTACGCCAAATATAAAGATCTTCACAGTTTTGGCTGTTAAAATAACTGGTTGACTCTCCGAAAATACGTGGTATTCTTTTAACAGTTCTTTGAGAGAGTTTAAAAATTGGAAATAGATTTGCAAGTCGACTTTCCGATTTGAGGATAGATGGGAAATCGAAGTGGAGTTCGTCTAGTGGATAGGATGTGCCGTGTTAACGGCGAGACGTTGGTTCAAATCCAACACCCGAAAAGATGCCCGAACATTAGTGAAATCCCTCAAACTCTTTCAAAGAAGTCGTCTAACTCAGAGAGAGCCGAACAGTTAGTGCCGAGCATGGGGCGTTACGGTGATGCTGCTGAGGAATCATGGGGTCCGGACCTGACGAAAAGAATGAAAACCGGAGCATTTTTGGTCTATCCTTTACAGGAGACCTTGGACATGATATCCTGTTGCCGAGTGGCTAACTAGATAAAAAGCGTAACCACGGACGCGTGTGTTATCGGCGGGACACTCTCATGTTCTAAAATTTATGAAACAGAAGTATAGAATCGTTCACGACACATATCTCAATAAATTCTTCATCCAAAAGAAATTCTTGGGGATTATGTGGTCGAAGTGGTGTGGATCGTTGAATGAGGAACACTGGTCAGGATCACATCGTTCCTACTGGGGATTCAGTTCATGTGAAGAAGCTAAGGCTCACCTCATACGTTTTCTGGCCGAAGAGGAAATTCGTCGACAAGATCGTTTGAAGGAAAAAGCTTCGGATAGGACGAAAGTGGTCGAACAGTTGTTTTATTAAAACTGGTTGACTTTGAATCTTAATTGTGAGATACTATCTGCACAATGATTATTCTGAGTGATGTCCATTCTGATTGGCACCGCGTAGAACAGGTTTGTCGACTCTACCCCGACCAAATCGTTCTGCAACTCGGTGATCTTGGGATCGGTTTCCTCCGCACGGAGTTTGTTCGTGAGAATACTCCTAAAAACTTCCGTTTCTTCGTCGGCAACCACGATAACCGGACTGTTGCCAACACTTTACCTGCCTGTTTGGGGGATTTTGGTGAGTTTGAGAACATCTTTTTCGTCAGTGGTGCTAAGTCGATTGACCGCGCCACACGGATTGAAGGTAAGAATTGGTGGCCAGACGAGGAACTTTCTTACAGCCAGGCATCGGCCTGCCTTGACGCATGGGAGGTCAGTGACAAGGACATCATCGTCAGTCACGACACCACCCAAAACTTCGTGGAGAAGTTTATGTTGATTTACGACCGTTCAATTACTAGGACGTTGATCCAACGTATGATTGAGGTCCGTAAGCCCAAGATGGTCATTTTTGGACATCACCATAAACGGTATGAGATTGACCACGACGGTATTCAGTATCGTGGAATTGTTGCAAATGGAACTTTTGTTCTCGACAATGATAAGAAGTCGGTGTAATCTATTAAAAATAACATGAAACAAAAACTCATTGCTATCGCAATCACAGCGGTCCTGATGATTTCGTCGGGATGTGCAACCATCGACGTGAAATCGGTGGACGCCAATAAAACTCCAAAAAACGAACAACCTCCGTTGGTGAAAGTTCAAGTCTTAACCTTCTAATTTTATGATGGAAAAAATTCTTGGCGGTCTGCTCATAGCTGCTGGTGCATTTGCGTTAGTGGTCGGAATCAGTGCTCTCTTAGCACTTCCGGTAATGTGGTTGTGGAACGGTTTGATGCCGGATATTTTTGGTTTGAAGTCGTTGACCTTTCTTCAAGCATGGGGATTGTCGTTGCTCTCTGAGATTTTATTCAAGAGTCACAACACTTCTTCAAAAAAAGATTGATTTCTTTTAATCCTCGTGGTATTGTAGTTGCACAATGAAATTGAACATCCGAGATTTCTCTCTCCGACATTTGATGGAGATGCGTTACAGCATTCTCCACGAAAACCAAAATCGACGATTCACCGTGAAAGAGATCAACGATGAATGTGACCGCAGGAACCGCATGACCGTATCAATTTCAGTCCGAAAAGATCCCTCGATTTACACTCCATGAACATAAAATACGGAAACGGTAAGACGAAATATGGACCAGGAGTAAGCATCGAACTCTCTGGAGACGAAGTTGCTACAGCGATTGACGCATGGATGGTCGCTCACGGTGTTCATGTTTCTGGACCAAGAACAATTACCGTAAACGGTGATCTGTGTGCTGATGGCGAAATTTATGTGGATCCTTCTGGGTTTGTGATTTCTGACGGTGTGAAGTTCTCGGGTCGTGGAGAGAAGGCTTGACTTCTTATCAAATTTAGTTCATACTGTCCGCACAATGAATCGTATTCCTCAAGTTCGTGATTGGAAAGTTACCGACAAGAACACTGGCCGTTTCGTCATCGTCACCACCATCAACAAGCGATTTGCACGTTGGGAAGCGAGCGACCAAGGCATTAACGGTAACGTGTCGGTGTCTGTGATTCGTAACAAAAATCGTAATTAAGGCTTGACCCCAGATAATAACCTGATATTCTATTTACACAATGAACAACGAAACTAACGGTTCCACTGTCACCTCCACCTCGAAGCCCGAAATGACTTACGCCGAGAAGATGGATTTTCTGGCGATGATTCGTAAGGAGGTCGGTCTGGATAAGGTGAACGCCGACACTCACACCGACGAGTGTGCTCCTGGCAAGTATATCACCGAATACACCTTCGGCACGATCTAATGGAACGTCGCCCATACCCCGAATCGTATCAGAAAACAGAGTGGGACATTCTGGGTAGGGCGGTTTGGTTTTGTCTCGGAACGATTGTCGGTGGAATTCTGGTCGTAACATTTATTTACAGAATTGGCCTTTAATTGTTGACGGAAAGTTTGGTTGATGGTATTCTTTTAATAGTTCGGTTGTTGACCAGCAGAGACGTTCGTCTGCTGACAGTGATAACCGAATGTTGTGAGTAGGAACACCTCACGAGTCAATGACTCTCCGTAATCAATCGGACGCCGGGGGCGCGATAGGCTCCACCAATTTAAGTCTGCCTCTTGGGATACGGATTGAGTTTTGAATCGAGCTACAGAGTGATACTTTGCGAATTCAAAACGAATGCCTCATCAGCAGCCGTAGTCGGATCGATGCCAACGGCAGGCACCATTTGAAAGTGTGGCGGAAGTGTTGGAAAGAGACAACACAGAGACGTTAAACGGCAACGGTGAGACAGAGCCGAAGTGTGAATAAATAATTGCTGTGAGAGAAATGTCCTCAATATGAAGGTCCAAACCCTTCCACTTTCAATAATTTACAAATGAAATCTACAAATCAGTGGGAAATCGAATTTGAACAAAGAGTTGAGAGGGAGGAACACCCGAAGGATCGTAAAGCTGCATTTGATGATTTTATCCGAGAAGTTCAGTCTGATGCCCAACGGGACTTGAAAGACAAGTATCGAAAACTTGCGGAGGATTACAATGAACTCGTTCTTAGGTTTGATGGTCTTCGAGAGAGTTTTTAATTTCTGCCCTTTTCTATAAAAAGAAGTTGACTCCCTGACTGATTACTGTAATCTGTCCCTACATGAAACTGCTTCCTCAATCATTTGTAAAAAACTACGACAAGATGGGCGATAACACCTTCACCCAGTTGAAGATGGTCCCCACAGCCACCCTTAACGCTTACATCTACAAGCGAACCAAGATGGATGGCACGTTCGTCTCGTTTGAAGTCTTCGTGGCCAAACAACGGTTCAAGGGACAACCTCTCCCCGGCGGAGTTGTCGAGGCAGAAGACCGTGAACAGTATCCTACGTCGAACAACTTCGGTTTTACCGCGAAGGAATCGCGGAACCTTGAACAGGCCGAGAAGTTCCTTGCCGAGTTTGTGGTGGAAATGCAGGAAAAGAAGGACAAAAAGGATGGTGTCACTAAGGAACCCGTTGATGGTGATGGGTTTATGGAAGCACTCACCGCCAAGATGAATATGCCTCCGAAGCAACGTGGTCGGAAGCGTAAGGAACGGCCTCCTATCGTCTATCCGACTGGAAATCAGTGGCTTATGAAGGATCTTCTGGCCATTAACAAGGGGTGGAACCAACCTCTGGCCTATGTTCAGGTTCAAAAAGACTTGGAAGCTGGTGTGGTTGTGGAGGTTGCACGGGTCAAGTCTCCCACCGGCAAGGGACGTGCAGCAGTCGCCTACAAGGCGGTCAAGAAGGTTTAATACAATGGCCAGGGATGGCCAGGGTTCGCTTAGGGTAAGTGGACCAGGTTTCGACCTGGTCCACAGACCGCAGAAGGATGTGGATGAGATTTTTATTAAGAGGCTTGACTTTCTATAAAATCTACCCCATACTATCGGAACAATGAATCTGATGAATCTCCAATCTGTCGCCGATTTGATTCAACTCGCCGGCGGAAAACCAAATTCTCGTTACCGTGCAGCAATGAGGGCGATAAAGGCTCTCGACGCAATCAACGAACAACCTTACGTTCCTCCGGAGGGGAATGATTACAAGGTGGTTTTGTCGAATGGGAAGGAAATCACCCTCTTTGTTCCGAAAGGTTCAAACGTGTTCAAAGTGGCGAAGTTGAATGGTTACGACGTTCAATCTGTTTCAAAGATTTAATTTATGGCAGACATCGTAAAATTGAAGATGCACAAGAAATGTGGAAAGGGTGGACTCCACTGTTATTGTTGCAACTCTTGGACTGGTAAGGACAGGAAGTCTCTCACCCGACTGATTCGCCGGATGATTAAGAAGGAACTCAAGAAAGAGATGACTGAGGCTTGACTTTCTATAAAAATCAGATAAACTATTTCCACAATGAAACGTAAGACCGCTCGAAAAATGTTGGCTGCCCTATTGGAAATTCAAACCATCCAAAAAGAAAACATGAAAAAGAAAACCCTCATCTCCAAAGTCGTTTCCATCGGTGATCTCCGCCGGCGTGCCGGTAGTGACGAGAAGTATCATCAGCTCGCCATGATTTCGGCCAGCAACCTTGGTGGGTCCCCGAAGAATCTCGACGACGCCATCAACTGGTTGAACACTAACGCCATGGAGACGGATGAGGATGGGGTGGTCGGTGAAATCAACTTCTGCCGTGATTTGGTTAAATAAATGGTTGACTTCATTTAACGTCGGTATTATGATTCTATCACGATGAACCTCCAAGTCGAATTAGCCAAGTCAATTGCCAGCCTGGCCCACCAAGGCCAGTTCCGTCGTGATGGTCATACACCCTACATCAGCCATCCAGCCTCAGTTGCACGGAGGATTCGTGCTGTGACGGTTCTCCCATATTTTGAGGCGGTTGCATGGCTGCACGATTCGATTGAAGACTCTAACGGACAGGTCCAGGAGAATTTGTTGTTGACTCGTGGAATTGATATAGAAATTGTCAATGCGGTGGTCGCCATCACTAAGGTTGATGGTGAGGATTATGAGAAGTATTTGCTTCGTGTGAAGTCAGATCCTTACGCGAAACTTGTCAAGATCCACGATATGTTGGACAACCTATCCGACCGCCCTTCCAATAAACAAATTCTCAAATACGCTAGAGGTCTTCAGTTTCTTCTTTCTTGATTATGAACCGTATCGTTGATCGGTCAGAACAAAAATTTTACAGAATTGATGCATGGCATCCTTATAGACATTCTGTGGATGAAGTCGTGTTAGGCATCTCTGCTGCAGAGGAACTTTCAAAAATGTGGGAAGATGACGGTTACGAAGTGGAAATTTCAAACGATTATTGACTATGGATCTTAATACAAACGTCACTGTTTTTCGAGGTTATCTGAAGAACCGCACGTATTTCGTAAATCTTTCCGAAGATTATGATGAAGGCGGAATGAATTGGCACGGGTCTTTGGAAGGGTTGAAGGAAAGGCTCGTCGAACTCTACGGACTATATTGGACCGAACACGTTGAAATCCAACGGTGGCAGTTGACAGAACAACGGATTGATCATATTACCGGCGACGGAATTGATTACCGAAATTCTTTTTGAAGAGGCTTGACTTTTTATCATTTTGGAGATACTCTAGTCCCACAATGAATAACACGATTCCAGTCGTAACCCTCCGTGACCTCAACTACTCCAAGTCAAATCCTCCGGTTTCGATTCCAGCCGGAACGAATCTTGAACTGTCTTTCAGTCAAGAAAATCACGCCAAGGCGGTGTTTCATTTCAACGGAGTCCGTCATGGTTTGTTGGTCAGCAACCTTCACAAGACCGTCAAGGCAACCAATGGTGTGAAGTTTCGCAAGTTTCCGTCAATGGTTGCACTTGAACGGATGAACAACGATGGAGTTTGCACCACCGTCACCGGTCAGCGGGTTGAGCCAGACGGTGTTGCTTCCGATGGGTCTGCTTCGTGGCTGTTGGTCGCCGGCGTCATTTAATAAAAACTCTTATGGACGAATACAAACTAATCAAGTCGTTGGACGTCAATGGTGTTCGGGTGAATGTCTTCTCGAGCGGAACCGTGAAGATTTACGGTAAAAACAAGGCAGCTTCTGACGTGGTTATGCGTTACATGGAGGCCGAGGGAATTTTGGATGACATTTTTGTTCAATCCGATTTTAAGTGCAAACGTAAGAGTTAACGGCTTGACTTTCTATAAAAACCATCTACACTGATTCCACAATGAATCTAACGATTAACAAAGTTTCCCATCACCGAAACGGTGTTTGTGGAATTGGTTTCACAGTCATCCTTTTCACCGACAATGAACTAAACGATGGTCCGATGGTGGCTACGATCTCTGACGATGACAAGTTGGCCTGCCATGTTCTTAACGTCGGTGAGTTGGTAAAGGGTAACATCGAATTTGCTGAAGGAAACAGTTTCCGTGGCGACCGTTATGTGGATGACCTTTTGAGGTTGGCATCAGAGTTCGAGGAAAACGTAAAGTAGGCTTGACTTTCTATAAAACTAAACTATACTGGTTTCACAATGAATAAGAAACAAAAAATTCACAGAGGGTCAATCATCACCAACATCGTTCCTATCAAGGAATATGCTCTCACACACCCAGTTGGAACGGTGGGGCAAGTTACACGAGTTCTTCGCAAGAAGGGCCAGGTTGTGGTCAAGTTTAAGGACGGTTATGGAAGTATTGTTCCAGTCGCAAACGTTGAACTCTCTCCAGTGACCAACCAAAAGGTGCCTAAGGTGGGTGATTTGTTCTATACCAGTTGGGGCTACGATCAAACCAACATCGACTTTTATCAGGTGACCAAGGCAATCAGCAAGGACACCGTCGAGGTCCGTTCGTGTGTGGGAAAACGGGAATATGACCAACCCCTGGCCGGGCATGTCAAGGCGGACAAAGGCAACCTCACAGGTGAACCGAAGAAGCATCGGGTTCTCTACGATATGCAGGGCAATCCTTCGTTCAAGATTGCTTCCTACGCTCGTGCCTGGCCAACCGATGAGAACGCTGAACACTTTTTCAGCGAATGGGCTTGATATTTGGTGAACCTCGGACTATGGGAGTCTAACTCCTGAATTCATTGTCCTCGAAAACACCGAGGGTCCAAAGTGTTGAGAAGATGACCGGCGACTTAATTGTTGTCGGTTTCTTCTTTTTAACGGCTTGACTTTTTATCATCCTTGAGATATTCTTTTAACACAATGAACGACAAACTTGACCCACAAAACGAAGCCCACGAACTCGCTCACATGACTGCCGAGGAACAGATTCAGGAACAAAAATTCATGGATGAGGCTCGAGAGATTCGAGAGGCTGACATGGCACGTGGTTGGCCCGGCGATGGATCCGGCATGGATGACTTTGCCGACTACAATCAAAACGAAGCGATGGATTATTCCAACGAATAAAAATATGGAAAATTCTAATTGGGTATTTGAACGGAGTAGCGGATTCGCAGGATGGCGTTGCACAAAGTGTGCTACGTGGATTTACGACCGATCTCCATTTGTTTGTAACTGTAAACCAATTCACCTGGAAGGTATAACATGGTCAGACCATTATCATTCGGGAGAATGTCCGGACTGTGGTGAAAAGATTCCTTCCGTTGCGGAGGAAGGTGACGAGTGTGGAAACTGTGGCCATGTCTTCTGGCTAACCTTTGAAAACGCAGGGAATTAAACTTATGCCCAACGTCAAAGATTGTATCGAATACATCGTTGGATGTGGATTCACGTTCACAGGAAGAGTTTCTCGAAGGTTTCCGAGAGGAGGTCCTACGTTTTACTGTTTCACTAAAAATTCCGGAACTATGCCAAATGGTTCAACGGAAGTCCTTTTCACCATCTCTGAACTCCGTCATGCAAAACAATTTGGTTGGTAGGCTTGACTTTCTATAAAAATCCCCTACACTTGTCCTACATGAAAACCATTCCATTGAAACGTGCTCACGAACTAATCGAAGCTGCTTCGGCAGTCATCGTTAATCGAGACGCACTGATGTATCCGTCGTTTGACGATTTGACGGGAGATTCCGATAACGAGTTTCTTTACCTCGGTTGGACTGACTCCGATGGTCTTGAATTTGTTATTAAAGCCTGTGAAGGCGAGAACCAAGAGGTCGAAGTCACTGATGACGGTAATCTCGTGCTGGTTGATGATGAAGGTGAAAAATTTGAGTTGACTCTCTTAACAACTAATGTGGTGAAAGTTTAATTTATGAAACCTATTGAAGCTCTTTTGTTGGTTGCAATTGCGGTTGTGTTTTTGTCAGTCGGTGTAAACATGGGAATAAGCACAACCACCGAAAAAATGAAACGTGAATCTCTCCAAGGGTTCGTGGCAAAAGCAACCTACGCAACTAATTCAGTTGGTGAGGTTTCTATCAAGTCTATCGAGTGGAAGAAACCGTAACGAATTGAGGCTTGACTTCTTATCATTTCTGGGATATTCTATTCCCACAATGAACACTACATCTGCCACCGAGTCACTCGTCGAGTTTTATCATCTCCCTGGCCTTGGGGTCAAGGAGACGGCCACCATCCTCACCACCGGCACCCATGACAGCTGCCACGAGTTGTATTCCCATCTTCGCAAGGTCAACCTGGCCACGGGAGACACCGCGGGTTATCGTTACAGCATTCTTCCCACCGATGAGGCAGGCCGAGTTGTGAAGCAGACCAATGAGGAGTCTGCTCGTGATCTGGCCGAGTTCCGTCATCGGGTTTACGGTGAACCTATGCCGGTCTAAGTTGTTATCTAATGAAGACTTACATCGTTTTTGATGCATGCGGTCGGGAACTCGGTCTAATCAAGGCCGGAAGCCTTATTTCTGCTGAGAAGAAAGCGAAGAAGAAGTTCGGGGGCTACCTAAACGTCTGTTACACAGAGATTTAATTTATGACCCAGAACCAACCTGACAACCAAAACGACCCTTCCTTCGACCCCCACGAACAAGCCGGGCATGACGCTGCCTTGACGCAGGCGAGCCTGATACTTCTTGGGTTTGTGTTGACCGCCATTATCATTGTGACGGTTCTCGTGGACAATTCTCAAGCTCCATGGCAAGTTAAGGCAACTTGTGTTGGTGTTGCTTTGATGGGATTTATTTCTTTGGCGGGATGGTTGGATTGAACCTATGTCGGAGAATAACCTTCGTGAAGGAAACCGTGCATGGTTCACGTTGCCAGTGTGTTTAATAGTCGTTGCAGCAACCTTTTGGGTTGACCATAAAGGAAACGATTTGAACAGTATAATTTTTAACCTTCTGGGAATCTTGATTCTTTGTATTGTTGGAATGATGGAAAATAAAGGTTGATTTTCTTTAATCAAAGAAGTCTTTTAACACAATGAAACCGAACATCAAACTTCCCGCAGTTTTCCGACCAACATCTGACAGCCTTATGGATGTAAATGGCATCACATTTCGACTTGTTGCCATGCATCAAATGACTTACGACGGAGAATGGGAATCCGCTGGATTTTACCTCTATCTCGCAAATGAACTGATCGGTCACTTCTGGGGTTATCCAAGCAATGAAAACATTTTATCGGTGTTCCGAACCTACATGGCGGTGAAATCTACTGATTACGGGATCACCCGTGATGAAATCAAAAATCTTCAGAAGATTTAATTTAATTCGTTGACTTGTTATAGAACTCTGTGTAATCTGTCCCACGTAATGAACGTCGGCGGCAGACGAAAACTGCCAGTGAGGTGGTCAAACACCAAGAGTGGGGCACCAAGGCGACCCTAAATCCCTTTATCGTTATCTAACATTTTCATCAAATTAAGGCTTGAGTTCTTTTAAGGTCGGTGATAATCTATTTCCACAATGAAAGTCACCCAAGCACAAATCAAGAACTTCCTCAAGAAACAACTTTCCACCAACGAGGCGTGGGCTTTGCGAGCCCTTGTCCGTATCCACGAGTTCCAGACTATGGATGAGCAGGCTGCTGGTGTCACCCGTGAAGCAAACTCGGTGGGCTTTAGCGGTTGCGACGCTGAGTTTCTCACCAGCCTTACCCGTCAATACCTGACTCGGGGTTCGCTTAGTCAGAAGCAGATGGGATTTGTCTTCAAGAAAATGCCTCGTTACTGGGGACAAATCAAGGGGCTTATCCCTGAGGACCAGTTGGTTGCCTTGGTGGGTGCTGATCAGGCCAAGGCAGCGACCCCTGTGAACGCCTAATCGGCATTTGGTTGACTTGTTTTTGGTGTTGGTCTATAGTTATTGGAGATTGCCGAGGTGCCTCAGAGGCGACAGGAATAGCTTTGTAAGCTATCGGGTTAACAGCCCCACCGGGGGTTCGATTCCCTCTCTCGGCTCCAGACTTTACTTTAACGGTTGAACGATAACGAGTTATGAAGGCCAAATTTGTAAAAGATGTGACGCTTGATGTGCTTGATACCCACGAGGAACTTTACCACAAGTTCTTTCGGAAGGATGATGAAGTGCAAGTTTCTGATGCTGACGGAGTTAGCATACATGGCAGTCAGTTCACCAACATCCTTTTAATGAACGGTGATCTTCTGCTTGACGTTCCCCGCAACAGTGTTACCATTCTCTGAATGAGTAAAACACTAGATCTTAACCAACGGCCAACCAGCATCACCCTCAAAGATACCACGGGTGTTGCCTGTGACGAATGTTCAAACACCACCTTCAGCGAGGCGATGATTATGCGGAAGGTATCCAGACTCCTCACTGGTGCTCCGAAGGATTCTTATGTTCCCGTTCCGGTGTTTCTTTGTTCCGCGTGCGGACATCTCAATGACGAGTTTCTCCCAGCCGAACTGAAGGCAGCGAGTGAACCCAGTCTCATTGCCAAGGCCTGATTGGTCTGGTGGTACCCCTCCCAGACGGGGACAATTATTAAATGGACGCTTCATTGGAAACTTACGCGGCATCCGCCGGCAAGTTATTTGAGTGTTCGCACGACCCGGTGGTTTTTCGTCTAATGAATGACCACGTTTATGACGCAATTGAATCGTTGACCACTATCCTAGAATCAACCAGAGATTTTTCTGGAAATCCGTTCCCAGAATTTGTAATTTAAGTCTTGATTTTTAATCTGTCCTGCGGTATTATTTTAACAACATGAAAACCAAGTTCACATTGTCTATCACTGAAGCTCAAGACCGTCTCGCTAGTCACATGGTTGACGACCTCCCGTATTCCGAAAACGAGATTGAAGTGGAGATTGTTCCTCAGGTGGTTCCTTCTGATAATCTTCCCCTCAACAAAGCATCCAAGATCGCATTGATTAAGTTGGTTCGGACTCTTTCAGACGACCTTCTGAACAATCGTTTGAAGTTGACTACTCGTGGCGAATTTGAACCCAATCCCGGAGCGAAATACTGGGGTTTGGCTGAAGCAAAGGATTACGTCGAGAAGTATCTGATGTATAATACTCCTAAGAATTAAGATTTATCAAAATGGCTGTGTAGTCCAACGGCAGGAGACAAGCGACTTAAAATCGCAACAGTGTGGGTTCAAATCCCACCACAGCTACCAATTAAAATATGAATACTTCAGACCACGTTCATTATCGAACGGATAATGTATTTGAATCTCATGAGAGGAACAAACGTATCTATGGTGACACTTTTGTCACCCTTATAGATTCGCACATCAAAGAAACCGTCGAACTTTTTAGACACGCGAACATCTGGGTTGTGAATGGAAACCAACTTCACACCACCCTTACCGATTTGAGTGATTTTTGGGAGTTTGACAGAAGCCGTAAGTAATTTTATATGACCCTCACATTCAGCTGTTTCGGTTTTCATTCAACCGAAGTCTTCATCAAGTCTGACCATCGAATTGATATGATCGGTTATCTTACCGAGAAATATATGGGGCGTGATAAGGAGTGTGGGTGGGAATTTCATCCACAATACGATGAACGGAGGTTTGAGAAGATTCCTTCCGAGGATAAAATCGTGGCAGAATACCTTCGACAGTATAAAGAAAAGGGTGTTTCCTTGAACAAAGAAATCGTTTACGCCGGATGATTCTTGCTGCTGCTATCCTCAAAGACGGTGTGATTTACACGGGCAAACGCCACTGTAATATCATCCGCGATACTCCCAAACATCTCAAAGTGGGTAAAGGACCGCATGTTCAAGGTTTCGTTGACCATGAGGGTAATTTTTTAAATCGGGAGGATGCTGCTAGGCACGCTAAACTCTGGGGGCAGGTGGAGAAACTCAAGTTCCATTCAAAAGAATTGTATAGCGAAGATTTGTGGTGACATTTAAAAAAGAAATGATTGACGGAACCGTAATGGTCTGATAAAGTCGTGTATATGAAAATTGTCCCCGTTGAAAATGACGGAAAAAACTATCGACTGGATTTTGAAAAAGCACTCGGCCTCGGCGTTCTTTCAGAAACTCGACAATTTAACATCACCCTCGACGAAGATCAGGTCGCAGTTTTATTGTCTGTGTGCAATCGAATTGGGGGTCCAGTTGCGGGTGCCCGTGGCGTGACAGATGCTATTTTCCATAAACTGACTAAACTAGGTCCGGTAAAAACTGATTTTGATTTGACTGTTACCTACGATAATCCTGCGATTTACTTTAAAGATTAAAGTAAAAAACGATTGACAATCAGCTGCTTTAGTTTAAGATATAAAAACTGTCGGACAACAAATAAAGAAAACAACACAATGAATCGAGTTCACACACTCCGCAAGATGGGAAACAAGGTTAGCGTCACTCACCGCCGGCGTTATTATGACCCGGTGAATAAGCGATGGACTATGCTTTCACGTTATGAACGGTCGCTGGCACCCCTCCCCGATTTCGTCACGGCTGACGTTCGTGGGGGTGAGACGGAAGTTTCTCTCCGAACTAAGAGCGGCAAGGAGTTGACTTCGGTGGCAAAGTGTTCCAAGAAGGACATTTACGTTCGTTCCGTTGGCCTCAACACCGCATTGGATGGCTTGCTTTTTGAGGCAACCAAGCCCGTCGAGTGTTTCGTTGTCAACAATACTGGAGTTTTCCCTCAATTGAATTTGGCTCCCGAGACTGCCAAACAGTAAAGTCTCGGATGGTGTTTAGGTGATCCATTCAAAATCATCATATATTAGAGAGTAATAGATAAAAATAGAAAGTTTGAGAGAATCTTCAACAAAATCTCTCTGGTAGGTGCAAATGGTTTCGAGTTTTGACCAAGAAAAAACTCGTGGTGGAGGTAGAACGGTTTGAAGTTTAACCGAGAAAAAACTTCTGGCGGGCGCAGGAAAGGAGCAGCAGCAATGTTGCTCCTTTCCAATGTCCTACGGACACAAAAAAACCGACTTCAAAAGAGTCGGTCTGGAGCCCATGGCAGGAGTCGAACCTGCAGTTGGATTTCTCCTCCCGTTTACGAAACGGGGCCGTTACCAGTTACGGTTACATGGGCATTATACGGAGCCTCCTCAGAGAATTGAACTCTGTCATCAGACTTACCAAGTCCGCAGGCTACCATTAACATCAAGGAGGCATCACTACAACGAGAGGGCTCGAACCTCTGACTCCGGCAATTATCGGGCCGGCAATGTTACCACTACACCATCGTCGTAGAGAAATTAATGTGGATTTCACCGGCTTCAACGGCCGTTTGTTCCCATCTGGGGGTACCTCCCAGATAATGGTCTATCACATTCTTGTGAACTGAGTTACTACATTTGGAGATAAATGTGTGGAATCGAACCACTCTAACGACTCGAAACGTCGTCATGCGACCATTACATTATTATATTTACCAACTTTCATCTCTTTCACAAACTGGTAGGCCTGTAAGGATTTGAACCTTAATTTTTGCGTTCGAAGCGCAACGTGATAGCCAGTTTCACTACAAGCCCATTCTAAATTTATTAATTCCAAAACGTGTGTATATCACGCACGGCATCGTAGGTGACTCGGATAACACCCAAACATGAACTCATTGCCGTTTTCTTCAACTTGACGAGCAAACTCAGACACCGAACCAAAGATTTCCTCAATCAAAGATTCGTTTCTACAATCTCCCAATTTGTCCATGTTCATATCAATTTCCTCCCATCAATTGTGCGAGTTCGTATTGCCAAATGTGTTCCACTTGTTTAGTTTTTTGTGGTGCACCTTTATCGTTCACCCAGTGATGTGTCCAAACAATCATACTTTGAGTTCCTCCATCAATTTTTGGAGTGCCCTTAAAATACTCTTCGTTATTTCCAGTAATCATTAGGGAAACATTCTACCATGACTTTAAATAAAGTCAATACCTCGTTCTGAATCTGCCAATCGTTTCTCCTTCGATTCAGACAAACATCTCGAAAACGTTAAAAGGATGTCCGGGGTGGTTGCAGCCGTGGGAGTCGAACCCACCTATTCTGTCTTATGAGGACAGCGCCTGATCCGCTCAGCCAGACTGCAATTTGTTTAATCCGTAAGCAATTGGTAAAGAAGACCTTTACCGTAACCGATACACCGTCCAGCGAATTCATTCACTTGTCGGTTATGAGCGGTGTAAGTTCCAACGATAGGTCCAGAGAACTTGCGAGCAACAGCGTCGCCGTTCGGTCTGGTTTCGATGAATCCGATGATGAGGTTATTTCTATCTCTAATAGTTTCTGTATCCATATGTTCAAACATAATACCCCATCGTTTCAATTATGTCAATGGAGATTTGAAGAAATGTTACGGGAAGACTTAATCGTGAAGATGCTTCTTCTTGGCCACCGTATTAGCCAAATTGACCGATGGGATTTCACAGGAGACTAACACACTATGAATAAATGTCAGCTTTGTATTTCCGTTTTCGTTCTTTCCATACAAATGTATGGAATCTATCCATCGGTTAAATTGATCTGGGATTTCACAGGCATCAAATCGGTATATTTGCTTCGCAACCGGGACAATCTACTCCGATTGATTTATAAACCTAGTCCGGTAATCATCCCACTTAGGAGAGGGAATTTCCCGTCTATACAGACAAAATTGTTTTGAAAGAACTTATTGAACCGACAACCAATTATTTCATACTTTGGTCGTCGAGTCAACTATTTATTTATATGAAAAAGACAATTAAAGATTTCATCACCTGTAAAGGATCTAATAAGTATGGTAGCATCAGATGTCATGCCAGAAAAGTGACCTCAACCAGACAACAAAAGTGTAAAAAATGTGAATATGATAAGCACGTAGAAACGTGTCATATCAAACCGATTTGTTTATTCGATGAATCCACTCCCATTGAGATTGTAAATGCTGATAGTAACCTGTTATTGTTATGTCCAAATTGTCATTGGGAACACGACGATATTTTAAGTTCTAAAATCAGAAAATTAGAAACTACGTGCAAGTGTGGGAACGTAAAATATCGTTATTCTAAAATATGCGATTTATGCGAACGTGAACGTAGAAAGAAAGAAACTCCACGAAAAGTAATAAATCGTCCATCTAAAGAAGAATTGGATGTGATGGCATCAACTATGCCAATGACATCCATCGGTAAGAAATATGGTGTATCGGATAATTGTATTCGTAAGTGGATTAAGTCCTACGTTTAATGTTGGCCCGACCAGCACTCGTCCTGGCTCTCTTCCGCTTATGAGGCGGGCGCTTATACAAAGATTTAAGCTTCGGGCCAATTAGTTAATTGCTACCAAACCGAAAAGACGTGACTCCGCAATCACCATCATGGAAACCCAATTTATCCAAAGCAACTTGATCTTCCACAGACAATTCACTCCACTGAACACCATTGACAATGAGTTCATCATGTTCACAGTGGGTAGGATACTTGTCTTCACCCAAACCATTGTATTTGGCAAGAATCGTGAGGGCTTTGATTAGGTCGTTCATAACTTAAATCTTTTCCAAAGCTGCTAACACGGTTTCAGCAAGATGGGTTTGTCCATCATCGTAACCAATTTGGTAAGCATCGTCAACATTACCACCACAGTCGTCGTTGACCATGAAATCTTCCGAATCACACCGAGCGGGATTCTTCGTGAGCTTTTTAAGCATTTCTACAAGTTCGTTCATAAAATTAAAGAACTTCCACCGTAATTTCACTTGGAGGGGAAACTCGTTTCAATAGAGTGATCTGTGCCACGTAATACACTTCACGTTTGCCGTGGTCGAGATAGAACGTTTTAATATCGTCGAGCGCCGCCTTCTCATTCACATAGAAATTGGCCAACGTGACGTCTTCTGTGCTCTCGCCTTCCGCGTCAACCAAATTCTCTTCGGAATTGAAAATGACGTAGGGGAAATTAAGTTTCTTCATAGGAGACAATCTTACACCACTTCTTTTAAATTACAACACCTTTTTTCTTCAAAGTTCGTTTGAAAACAGTGTTGTCACTGAGGGAATTCCATTCCGACGGACGACTTAAAACATGACGGATGGCGTGAAGGGCGTCAAAGTTAATAAGGCTTTTCCCTTTGCCCTTCCCAGGCAACATATCAACATTGTCAAGGATTTTGTTGATGGTTTCAACGAGTTCAGAAGGATGTTTCATGTAAGACAACTTTACCACTTTTTATCGAATTGTCAACCGCTTTCTGTGGTCCCATCCAGAATCGAACTGGCCAGTACCCCAATCTAGGGATTATACGTGTTATAAGCACGCCCATGCACCTTACATCTTGGGACCAATAAATTTACACCAAAATTCTAAACGTGAAGTCTTTTGTTGGACACGCACCGCTGGTCAACCAAACCTTTCGGTCTTCCCAATCACCGACATCTCCACTCAACCTTGCAAGTATAGACTCAATTTGGGGTTTGTCAACACCGACGGTATTAACGTAAATCTTTCCTCCACGGTTCCTCACAGACACCTTGAATGGCGTCGGACAATCCACGAGTCTAACGATTTCTTTTCTAAGTTCTTTCGTTGTCATAAAATAATTTCAATCCATCGAGATGCCACTGAATTCCGTCCATGAAACATTTATCTGTGGAGAAGTTTTCCCACCGAATCTGGCACGACTTTCATCTGAGAGATATGACCTCAAAGATCTACGGAGATTAGCTTCATCGTAAACATACGTCACGTTAGAATCTCGACGTATTACTTTAGTGTCGTCAAATTTCTTCCACATAAATTGGTTGTCATAGAGAATTTTGAAATCTCGACCCTTCCCTTATCAAGAGAACGCTCTGCCTCTGAGCTATATGACAATGAAAACCATGACGGAGAGTACTGTCGTAGTGGGCTACGAAGCCTATAGGTAATCGTGGTGTTGGTAACAAACCGACATTGATCCACGCCTACGTTGGTTATCTCAACCGTCAAAGAACAAAAATGGTGCGCCCGGCGAGACTCGAACTCGCGACCAAGTGGTTAAAAGCCACCTGCTCTACCAACTGAGCTACAAGCGCATTATACTATCGACTCATTCTTAAACCGGCATCAAATCCGTGTTTGTATCCATCAATGTAGTGATTCTGTTCACCGATACTCCAATCCGAAGGAAAGTTGAATTCAGTCTTCTCTCGGAGATTACTTGAAGCATCTGAGTAACCGTCTTCTTCACCGAACTGCCACGCTTCAGTAGTTGATTTCATGTAGGACAACTTTACCACCGAACGATAAAAAGTCAATTAAGAAATTCGTTTATCGGAACGGTGAAACACACGTCACCATCTTCAATGTCGTGGAGGTTACATTCGGTGTCAATTTCGTCAAGAGTCACCAACTTGTCTCCTGGCCAACGTCGGTCATCGGAATAAATGTGCAACGATCCGAGGGAGATTTCAACGTGTAGGTATTTTCTTTTCATACTTGGCATAATTGGAGCACCGTGTAGGAGTCGAACCTACTTGAAACTCTTTTGCAGAGAGTTGCCTTGCCGTCCAGACCCACGATGCTTGAAGGGTTTGTAAATTCATCTCAAATAAGATTACCACACTTATTTTAATTGTCAAGTGGCAGTCCCTGCTGGAGTCGAACCAACTTAGCCCGTTTCAGAGACGGGAACACGGCCGTTATGTTAAGGGACTATGGCTGGGACGGAGGGACTTGAACCCCCAATCTTCTCGTTCAAAGCGAGGTGCAATACATTATGCTACATCCCAATTGGAAAATGTGGCAGAGTGCTAGTAATTTACACCACACCCGATAAATTCTTCGGATTCGACATCCTTTATCATTGGGTGTCCGGACTTTAAACCCCGGAACTGCTGCCTTAAATGGTGGGCCGGATGGGACTCGAACCCATATCGCAACGCTTAAGAGGCGCGCATCTAATCCAGTTGAACTACCGACCCAAAATGGTGCACCCACCCGGACTCGAACCGAGATCGTCTGATTAAAAGTCAGACAGTCTTCCAATTGACTTATGAGTGCAAAATCGACTGGAGCCAGTGACAGGATTTGAACCTGCGATGATTTTCCCGTTTACAAAACGGATGCTTTCAACCTCTCAGCTCACACTGGCGACTAACTTAAATTATTGGTTGATGATGTTAAATTTGACACACCACTTTTTAATTGTATTTCCACTTACATTATACATTCTACCTATCTCTGAAAATGGTTTCTTTTCTTGAATAAGTCTTCTTAACTCATCCGAAGAAATTTTCAACTTTTTTGGTTGGCTACCTAACCAACATTTTTTACATTGTTTTCCTGCCCCCGAGTATTCAGCTGAACATTTCGGACAAATGGGCGATTTAATCTTTACATTTCTTCCTGAAAAAGTAGAAGTTTGACTGTTACAGTTGGGGCACAGAAATCTGAGGTTTTCGATTCGATGATCGTTATTTATTCCATTTATGTGGTCCAAAATTAGAACTAACCGTTCACCGTTCCAATTATTAGTCACTCCACATTTACATTTATATGGAATCAAATTCTGTTTTATGATTCTGTTTTTAACATTCCCTCTACACACAGTTGAATTTTCAACGAATATGTCACCGTTTTCTTTTTTTGATTGTCTCCCATTCTTTCTAAAGTTGGCCACTCTTAATTCGGTCAACAAGGTTAAATCTACAGACTCTTTCTTTATTCTGTCACTTAGAGTTTTATAGTTACCTGCAACCGGAACAAGTTCCAATTTCAAAAGAACTTCTTTTAAAGAACAACACGAATTCACTAAACTTTGAAATTCATCACTTTTTAATTTCCATATTTTGCTTGTTTTCATAAATGTCATTTAACTCATGCACTTAATAAGTAAGGGTTAAGATAACAAAACAATAAATTTAATTGGGGCGTTCAACGGGAGTCGAACCCGCATCTGCTAAATTCACAATTTAGGGACTTGAACCAATTAGTCTATGAACACCATTCTAACCGACGGTGCTCATGGTAGGAGTCGAACCTACATCATATCCAATTATACGCTAACTGCTTCGTAGGCAGTGCTAATACATGAGCAATTTAAATCGGACGGTTTTTCATGGCGTTCCACCATCTGCTTATCCGTCATGCAGTTTCCATTATGAATATGGTTCCGTGGGCAGGAATCGAACCCGCATACTTCGGGTAACAACCGAATGTAATACCATTATACGACCAGGGAATGAAATCTAACTTTGGCTCCCACCCCAGGACTCGAACCTGGAACCACCTGATTAACAGTCAAGCGCTCTACCATTGAGCTAGACGGGAATCACTAACACCAACTGTAGCCCCGCTCGGAGTCGAACCGAGTTCTCCGGATTGAGAATCCAGAATCCTATATCCATTCGTAGACGACGAGGCCATTCAACAAAGGTAGTTCCACTCAGACTTGAACTGAGACTTCACTCTAATCAGGAGCGAGGGCTACATTACCGCATGGAACCATTTAACTAAAGGCGGTGTATAGCGGAATCGAACCGCCCTAGTTCCATAGACAGTGGAACCGATGACCCAGCCTCTTCATACACCAATTGGCCCGGATTACTCGAATCGAACGAGTTCCTACTGCTCTTCAGGCAGCCGCGCAAACCATCTACGCCAAATCCGGATTGAGATTTTTGACCTTTCGTTGGTGGCCTCAAGCTTCCGCTTAAGACTGGCGACTTCTGTTCACTTGAACCGCCTCTACGGTCTGACATCTTTTTAGGGGAGACAGACTAAAAACCCCGAAGTTTTTCCAAACTTCAAAAACAAAAAACCGTCAACTACTTTCGGAGGTTGACGGTGACATTCGGATCTAAACACGAAATATCAGCCGTTGCCTCCTTGGCAATCGCGCTTAATAAAATTGTGTTTGGTTGTCATCATTACGTTAATAAGTATATTCGATTTCTCGAAAGTGTCAAATCTTTTCTTTTTTCTTTTTAAAGTGAAGTGTGAACCTAAATCCACACCTAGCTCCTCGTTCACATGGAACGTGAGTTAAAATTCCGTAGCGGAGGGAGGAGTCGAACCCACCCATAGAGACTTTCGTCGCCTGCGTTATGAGCGCAGTTAGCATCCCACGGCTTGTCTCCGCAATTATTGTTCTTACGAACTTGGTAGTGCTGAGGGGAGTCGAACCCGCCGTTCTCCGGTTGAAAGCCGGTAGTATTAAAACCGTTATACGACAGCACCATTAATCTACAAAGATCAACCGACTTCACTTACTCTACACCACTTTTTCTATTCGTCAACTAAATTTTTGGGATGAATGGGTGGATTTGAACCACCGGCCTAGGCATCCATCGTCACTTTTGCGGCGTCTTTTACCATCATAGACGTGCCTTGATCTACCAACTGAACTACATCCATCTGGAGCGGGATGAGGGAATCGAACCCTCACGTCGAGTTTGGAAAACTCACAGGCTACCACTACATCAATCCCGCATTTGGTACTGTCGGTTGGAGTCGAACCAACCTAATACTGTTTAGAAGACAGTTGCCTAATCCAATCGAGCCACGACAGCATTCAAAAGAACAATACCAATATATATCAGTAAAAACGGAAAGTCAACAACTATTTTAAGTATCCAATTGAAATTCAAGAACACCTGGCACCATCGCAGAATCTAACGCCTGGGTGGTGATTTCCACCAATGACCACATATCAGCCACGATAGAGTTCTGTCCGGACACAGACATCTCTGGACACAACAGATCGGGAGGTTCAACGATACGTCTATCCGATGAAGTTACGACCAAGGCCAACTTCTTCATATCCGCTCGGTCATACCAAGATTGGATTTCCTTAGACATCTGTGACAAATTCATACGAGGATTCTCTATTATAATAATCTTCCACCGGCCACCATAACGAATCCCAAACTTCCATATTCAAAGAATTCCCACACTTTTCATCGGTAGAGTGTAAAACATCTTGTTTAGAAAAATGTGAGGTGTTAGCGGCCGGCTCCAGCATCCAATCAAATCTTAGTTGTTCAATCTTCATATTGCCAGAACTTTCCACCGGTTTTGCAGCCTCTACCAAAGATGTTTCTTAGTCACGAACATTACGCAATTCAGCAGGTGTATATTCGACCTGCTTGACCACCTTATAGGTGCCAGCAGGAATCGAGATCGTGGAGTGTTCCTGGTGGGTCAAATCAGCAGGTGCACCGGTCACTTCAATGTATTCCACCAAAGCATCCACGTCTGAAGCATAACCGACAGCACCCTCATGGATGGTGTGATGATGGCCCGTGACTTCTCCCCAGGCTAGTCTGCAAACTTTTGTGTGTTTAAGATGTGTCGGTATGGAGTCGCACGGAATTACAAGGACATCCCCTTGTCTGTAGATCTTCTTTTGTGTGTTCATAAGTTTATTTTTTCTGTTACATCTTTAAGTATCTCATAAAAAATAAAACTGTCAATACAATTCTTTTTCTTCTACGTTTTATTCGTCTACATACTATTTATTAAGGATGACGGAAACCTCGACAATTTATGGGAAGAAAAAAACTCAACCGACCACAAGATGAACTCGACCAAGAACGAAGAGAACGACAAATGCGCTACTACTGGAGAAACAAAGAAAGACTCAACAAAAAAAGATTGGAGTATTACTACAAAACTAATCTTAATAAAGATGATTGCGCCTCCACCGGTGATTTACTTGATAGAAAATAAAATTACGGGAGGGAAATACGTCGGTCAAACCATTCGTCCAACAGAATATAGATGGAAAACTCACAGAAAAGCAATTGGGGAATATCCACTATATCGTGCTATAAGAAAATATGGAGTAGAAAATTTTACATTCTCTGTGTTGGAGATTTCTCCGACATATAGAGAATTAGACGGATTAGAAAGAAAACACATCAAAGAACAAAAGTCTTTTATAAAATTAGGTGGGTATAATTTAACTGAGGGTGGAAATGGATTAAGGATTCAATCTCAAAAAACATTTGAAAAGTTAAGCAAAAGATTTTCCGGAGAAAACAATCCAAATTACGGAAAACATCATTCTTCGGAAGTTAAAGAAAAGATAGCAAAAACGAAACGAGGTAAGATTCTGACTGAAGAACATAAATCAAAAATCCGTGAATCAACGGTTGCTGCATTCAAGGTTTTACCCGAAGAAAGTTGGAAAAAGATGTGTGCTGCGGGAGATAAAAACATCGACCGGAGAATTTTTACCTTCAAAAACAAATTCACTTCCGTTGTATTCACGGGAATGAGACATGAACTTTACACTAAATACAACCTCAACAAGAATCTCTTGAGACGAATGATTAAGGGAGAACTTTCCCACACAAAAGGGTGGGAGTTAGTGACTTCCTCCGTTCCTATCCATTAAACTTACGATTGCAAAAGTGGTCAAAGATTTTATAGGCCCTTTTTATTACAAATGGTCAAATGGAGTCCCCAATAGTTAGGTCCGTCATTTACACCCAAGAGCTTCTTCAAAGCGTCACCATACTCACAATCGACAGGAATCCAATAATTAACCCGGCTAACGTAAGTCTTTTCGGGATAACAAGTGAACTCGACTTCCCGACCGTGATACTTCTTAGCATCTTCCCACTTTACTTTATGGAGTTTAGGATTGACTAAAGTAACGTGACAGCCGTGAGCCGGAAGCTGAAGCTTCTCAGTTCGGTAGTTGTGGAAATCAATCAACCGATGATAATAACGAATCAGGTCGAGGTCGCCGATGATTCGGATACCGTTCTGAACTTGAATTTTACCAATGGTCTTGAACACAGAACCAGATTACCATTATTTTATAAAATGTCAATCAATTTGTGAAAAATCCCTCATTGCATCCCCCGTTGCATCCCCCGTTGCCTCCATCGTTGCCTCCCTCGTTGCCTCCCTCGTTGCAGCCCTCGTTGCAGCCCACGTTGCATTCTCCGCTTTATTTAAATTTGAAGTCATAGGATTTGAAGTTCTTCGAC